TGGTCTCGATCTTTGCCGCCAGGTCCGGGTACTGCTTGACCCAGTTCTGGAAGAAGGCATGAAAGGTGGGAACCTTGGCGTCAATCAACCGTTTCACGTCCGATGCCACTTCATCAAAGTCCTTCGGGTTATCGAAGGTCCAGAAATAGTGGCGCATGTATTCGGCAAACCCTTCCTTGACCGCAGTAGGAACGCTCCCGGTCATTTCTTCCGGGTTGCGCTCCTGGTCGTAGTCCATGGACGACAGTTCTTGGCGCAAGGCGAAGGGCATGTCCTGGGTGAACTTGTATTGCTGGTCGATCTTGTGCGCGACTTCGTGAGAGGCAACGCCGATATCTCCTACGTAGTCCTTGTCCATCCTGACCACGCCGGCAAACCGCTTGAACTCTCCAAGCACCTTCTTGCCGTCCTTCTTGCGCAGTCCACCCCGGCGCATGGTCACGTCAAAGTTGCGCGCCATTCCGGCGATGATTGCGTGCTGGGACATTGCCTCTTTCGTCCCGGAGGCCCGCTTCGGCAACTCGCCGGCATCGGTGGTGGCAAGGCTGTCCTTCTCCTTCACGCCTTTGGATTTTGGCCCTACAATCTCATCAACGCGAGAACGCGCCTCTTCAATGGTGATGTTCTGTGGAGGAACGATTGAAGCTCCATCCTTTTCCACAAAAACTTCTCCCGTGAGAGTTCTTTTGATCTGGTATCCCTTATATAATCCCTCTTTAACCGCTGCGCCGTCCACTTCTGCAACCGGCGCGGCCTTAATGAGCTTGTCCCGGCGAAGTTTGTTTCTTTCCAGTGCGGTTGAACTCGTGCGCAACCTTCCTGCGTTAGGACCAGTCAGGTCTTTGGTGGTGATCTTTTTCAATCGTCCCTGCTCGTCCTTTTCAATATCTATAACCTCATACTCTTCCCGAGAATATGCACTCTCCCAAATGTCGCCTTTCTTACGAGGGTCTGCGTCCTTTACCTCTTTCTTTGCCTTCGTGAGTTTTTTCTTAGATCCCTTGCTCTTCTTCGGCGGGGCCTCGACTGCCGGCGCGGCATTCACCTCTTCCTCTGGCCGATCCAGTTCCGCCTTGAGAGAATCACGGTAGGCCTCGTCGGACATGCTCTGGTTGGTCGCCGCCTTCTGCAGTTCCAGCAACCGCACCGGACTCCGCGCCGCCATGACCTTGCTTTCGAGGTCCGAGATCTCATCCGCTACGCTGGTTGTTTTTTGGGCTTTCACGCCCTTAGACTTCGCGGGCTTGGCCGCTTCCTTTGTTGGTTCTTGCTTAACGCGATATACCGGGTAACTAGATGTTTCGTCTGGCTTTAACTCATATTCAGCGGTCATTAATTCTGGCCTGACCATCACGATATGCACAACATCTCCACCCTTGGATGAGAGCATGTGTGCTACTGAATCATAACCATAATCGCGCAAAAACTGAGAAAATAAAGATCCCTGGATCATGGATGCATTGATTTTACGCTTTCCCTGTTTTACAAGAATTGATTCGGTGGGACTCATTCGATTTCTAAAGAGTCCGAAAATTGGAGAATCTTCTTCTTTAAGAGCGTCCCAGAGTCCATATTTTGTCATTACTTTATCAACATCTTCCACGTCCTTCCACTTCCAGTCTTTTGGCAGAGGCTTATTACCCATTACCTCGTTCACGATCGGCACGAGGTCCGTTGTGTTGTAGTTGGCGCCAAGTTTCCGTAGGTCAAGCGTTTTCTTTGGCGTTATTCTTTCTTTCCTGATCTTCGCATTCGTTCTTGGAGCGTGACCGTGTAGCGTCTCAAATATTTCCTTACCTTTTCCTGGTGACCTTTTTTCGTGTACGGCAAGCTCTTCAACATCCATCTTCCCATACTCTTCAGCATTTGATTCGTCCGCTGTAAAAAACTCGAATGGGGCAAGCGGGAGTTCATATTCCATGCCAACTACGTCTTCAATGGATTGAATCCCAGATAAGTTTTTTCGCTTTTTGGGTATTTCACCAAGATCTCCACGGTAAACATCAATCGGCTCTCCGGGTTTGATTTCAGTTGTTGCCTCAACCGTCCTTTGGGACTTCGCGGGCTTTGCCTCTTCCTTCTTCGTCTCAACCGGGGCCGGCCGGTCGGCAAGGATTCTCTTCAGCATGTCCTTTTGGTCTAGGTTCAGCCGATTGGGCTCCTGTAGAACCTCCACCATCTCAGGATGCGCCTCAATCGCGTCTCTTAGAATTGCCTCTTGTGCCTGATAATGAATCTTGTCGATGGTGCTCGTAAGGACCATTGCCTTTCGGCGGATATTCACCTCCGCGTCCATTTGTTTTTTGACGATTGGCGAATATGCATTGTAGTCGTCCTTCCCAAAACTGTTCATCCCGGCGAGGTCAGGGGCCGACTCTTTCTTCACCTCTTCAACCGCTGCGGGGGCATCCTGCTTGACTTCCGCAACCGGGGCCGGGACCTTGCCGGCCTCGGCTTGAACCTCGGCCGGCCGCGCTTCCGCCTGGGCTATGGCCTTCACTCCCTTCGACTTTGGTTGCTCCGCCTTCTTAGCCTTCACTCCCATGGACTTCTTAGGCTTATTTACGGGTTTGTCTTCGGCTGGCCTGGCTTCAGGCGCCGCAATGTCGGCTTCGGCGGGGGGCTTTGTGGCTTCTTGGACGGGCGTTTCTTGGACTGCTTGCTCTTGCACGGCATTGACTGGTTCCTCCTGGACGGGCGCTGGCCCTGTTTCCTGGGCCTGTGGCGCGACTTCTTGTTGTTGGGGTACATTTCCCCCTTGAGCCTCAGAAACACTCTGAGGCGCGGCCTGGGCTTCAGCGCGGGGCTGTTCTGAAGGGGCTTGCTTCTGCAACTCAACCCATTTCGTTGCCAACTTCCGCACTTGTTCTCTATCACGTGCGCTTGTTTCGCCTGGCATCTCCGTAATGGATCTGAATGCACTACGTGATGTCGTCTGCATCTCCGCAAGCTTCTTTGCCTTTTCTGGAAAGTATTTTGCCCACGTTTTGAATGCGTCCTCTGACGCCAGGTCCTTGGCGTTGAAGGCCGCATTCGCGCCAGCCCGCGCCGCGCCAGCGCCGGCGCCGACGAGAGCAAACGTCGCGGCCTCCACGAGGAGTTGGCGCCCGTCAGGGATGGCGTTCAACAAGCGATTCTTTAGCGTGTTGTCTTCGCCCCTTAGACCGCCACCCCCCGGTTCGGTATTCGTGATCGCCCGTAGGATATCGCCAAGGCGCTCTTCGCCCATCTCCTCGAGGACCCCATGGAACCCGGCCTTGGTCGCCATCTTCTTCACAAACTCGGTTTTCGATCCTCCAGATACCTTGCTCCATGCCTCTCCAAGCTTGGTGGTTAGCTTGCCCATAAACTTGCCAACGGTCGGCAAATATTTGGAGACGCCCTTGCCAAGCAGCTTTCCTGCGCCCGCGCCCGCGGCCTTGATGCCTTCACCAGATTGCTCAGTAAGCAGTTCGATGTAGGTCGATCCAACAGCCTTCAAAACAGCGGTTGCGGGTTTATCTCCATCCCCTGTGATATGCACCTTGCCATCCGTCGAGACCGTGTAGTCAGACGCCACGTTCTGCGCGTAATTCTCAGCCATCATTCCCGCAAAGAACAGTGCTCGGGCTGCCTCCCCCGCGGCCACCCCGGCCACCTGGATCCCGCCGCGGAGGGCCGCGCCTTTCACTCCCTGCATTGCTGCGGCGCCAGTTAGCTCTGTCAGACCCTTTGTTGCCGCACCCCTCACCCCACCCGCGATTCCTCCAGTTGCAACCATCTCCACCATGAATGGAAGTGCCTGAAGGACCCCGCTTTCGACTTCACTTGCAAGCGCCACTCCCTTCGTGCGCATCTCTTCGAGGGTCAACAGTTTGCCCCAAACGTCGCGGGTGTATTCCTGCACCTTATCAGGGGGTAATTCCATCTTACCTTCCTGGTGCGCTCTTAATGCTTGAAGTTCGTCTTCAATCTTGAATCGCTCTTCAGCCTTCAGCGCCAGGCCCACGAATGGAATATAGTGAATCCAGTTTTTCTTTTCCCAATAGCTGCCCTTCGGGGCTTCAGCCCACTTCGATCTCAGCTCATCAAGAAACGCCTGCTTCTGCTTTGGATCGTTTTGCTGGATCAACCACATCTCGGGGCGCTTGGTTGTGCTCTTTGCAATCTCGTCCGCCGCATCGATCGCTGGCTTGACGGTCTTCCACTTTTCATATTCCTCAACAAACTTCTTAAACCCACCAGCCTTTTCAACTGACTGCGGGTCAATGGACACTCCCTCCATCGCCTTCGCAAACAGTTTGTTCAAGTGGGCGGCCTCTTGAACAAACTGTGGGTTCATCCTGTCGCTTGGGTCTGGCTTGAAGTCTTCGCCCCGGGCCGCCTCCTTGGCCCCTTTGGACAGAATGTCATACAGAACCGCATTCTGTTCCTCGGCGCGGTTGGATTGGAAGCTAGGCGGAGGGGGGACCTCTTTGTCATCCTGCCCCCAATCAGCAGAACTTATCTTTGGGGGGCCCTGGGTTGGGTAGGGGTCTACGCTGGGAGCCATTGGAGGTGGGACGGAAGCGTTTGGCTCGGGAACTTCCTCGTCGCCCCACTCGTTTGTCGGCATGATTATTTTTTCCTGTAGAGTTTGCCGTCTTCCTTCCGGTAAAGGAACCCGCTGGGTAATTTGTCGTAGTCCTTCTTGGATTGAATCACGGGGTATTCTGACGGCGCTGGAGATTGGGGCGCGGCAGATATGCTGTTGTCAAATGCTCCCGGAGTAGACGCTGGAGAGACCCCTGGTGCTACTTGATTCGCTCCGGGAGCAGACTGCGGAACAGGACCGCCTCCCATTCCCAGTTGTCGCTTTCCCACCTCAATCAAACCCTCTTTGATCCGGTTCCAAAGGGATTGGTCCTGAGATCCAACATCCTGACTCAGCCCAAAGTAGTTATCCATGAACTTCTTCGCCTGCTGATAGATCGGAGATTGCTGCAACTCAGGGTCGGCAAGCGCGTCCTTAATGATCTCCTGTGCAATCTTTGCCTGGTCCGCTTTCGCCTTTGCCTCAAGCTTAAGCGCTTCTGCTTTTGCCTTGCTCTCCGCTTCTGCCTGCTTGAACGCGGCCTCCGCGGTCGTGTCTTTGGCGGGCGGACGGTATTCGATCTTCCCGTCCGGTTGCATGTAGAACAGCGACCCGTCCGGTTGCGGCATGAATCGAGTTTGCATCTCGTCTTCGATCTTGATCGGAACGGGCTTAGGCCGCATCGACGGCGTGATATTTGCGTCTGCCCGATCAAGATCCCAAATGGCTTGCTGTCGCTGAGGAGTCATTGCGCCGGGCTCACCATAAGATGGATCCGACATCACGTTGTTTCTGACGTTCTGAATGTTTTCTTTTTCCTGCTGCTGCTTCCACGTGTATTGTGCTTCGAAAAGATCCTCTTTAGCCTGCATATCCTCAAGACCGTACTTGTGCATTTGCTCGTTGAGAATCTGTTGATTGGCCAACTGTTTGGCCATCGTGTCGACTGAAAGCTCGTGGCCCATCTGCATCTGTTCTTTTTGGGCTGCGATCTGTTCTGCCTGCCGGTCGGCCTGCGCCTTCAAGCTTGCCTGCTGCATCTGCTTCTGGCTGTTGATTGAATTTGCCTGGAGTTGAAACGTCTCCATGCGCTTCCGGTATTCAGCCGCAAGTTGACCCGCGCCACCGAGGGTCCCCGCCTGGATGGCAAGGCCGGCCGGTATATCGTGTTGGACTGTAATACCCATGCTTCACCCCTTTAGTATCTGACGCCAGGTCTACCAGGTTTGCCGACGACCGCACCTTTTTTCTTCAAAGGCTTCTTCGTGGGAACGGGAGTGGTTGAAGGTGATGTCACCGGGGCCACGGGCTGGCCATACGTTGCACTCAAAGGACTCTGCCCAACCACCGGCGCCGGCTGGATGCTTGCCTGCCCCTGTGACGGAGTGGCCATTGCATTCCAGTAACCGCTCTGACCCAAATTCTGTCCAAGTTGCGCCAGCATATTCAGGTTCGGGTAGGTGTCTTCCTTCCTCTCGATCAACCCGAGGAGGTCCCCACTCAACTGCGTCTGATACCCCAGTTTTTGCTGATTGATGCCCTCGTTCAGCCGGTTCAAGGCCTCCTGCTCCCGGCGCGCGTCCCCGGTCCTCGTCGTGGTGGCAACCGTCGATCCGCTGAGGCCAGAGTTGACCAGTTGTTGCTGATTCGCGGACGCCGCCCCTGCGTAGGCTTGCGACAAGTCTGCCCGCGCCGCATTGCCGTATCCCTCCAAGCTTGTCATCGCGTTGGAGATTCGATCCTTGTAGCCCTTGACAAGGTCCTGGTATCTCTGCTCGTTCGCCTGCTTTGCAGCCTGCTGCTCCTGCTCGGCCTTGTTGATCATGGTCTGATAGACCGACTGCTGACCGGGCCCGGCGCCACCACCACCGGGAGCGCCTACGCCAGGACCCTCCATCCCAGGGGGGATTAGGCCCGGGGGGAGCCCCAGCGTAGGCATTCCGGTTTGTTTTCCACCTCCAGCGCCCTTTGGCTGCCAGTTCGCCATTGCCTGGAGCAAAAGCTGTTGCTCATGTCGGCTCAAGCCCGAAAGCTGAGAGACATTCTGTACGCCGGGGGGCAACTTCCCGGTTTGCGTTATGGATTGAAGGGCATCCATGTAGGTCTGATTCATCGTTCCAGTTGCCATGTCTCAATCTCCTATGCAGTGTAAAGTTTCAACATTGGACAGTATATTCTTGGGTTTGCGCCAATGTCTCCTTTATCCACAAGAATAAAGGCTCCATCCTGTGTGTAAGCTGGAGTGGGCGAATTATCTTCATCTGCATTTGATCGGAGGCTAAATGTGTAATCCTGCCCACCACTCAATACCTCTGCCGTAATATCCATCTCCAGATAGGCATCTTCTGGAATCGTGGAAGCAACAACACTATCCTCTAAATTATCAAAGCCAGAATCCCAATCTCCTGCATCCATCGCAGCCAGATGAGTATCACTCCGATACAGCTTAAGCGTCCAGTCTTCGTAAGCGTGTGATATGATCTCTGCGTAAATACTCAACACACCCGCACCAAACGACGGGGCGCCTGACGGAATATTGAAATATAACCAACTGCGGTATTTGTAATAATTAATGTAATAACTCTGTCCGACATACATTCTTACCAGGTTGGAATAGTCATATGCGCCGGTAGCCAAAACAGGTGTTCCAGTTGGAGGATAGGTTGCACCAGACTTAGAAACATGGCAAGTCAATGTTGTACCAGAAACCAAATGATCTGCTTTATTAACGGGAATCATAAATCTGTCGATCGCTAATGATTTTCTTAAATCAGATAAAAGCGCCCCCGTTATTATGCCGGTTGTCTCAGAATACCATGGAGAGTATAAAGAACTCAACTCCCGCTGTCTTAACGCATTTATATTCGATCTCATATCAGTAATGGTTGCAGATTGAATCTTCGTGTCACTACTGACATAAGAAAACCCTGAAAGATCTCCTCCATAAACAGGCATTGTATTGGTTATTGCGCGCCTGCGCTGATATTCAGCAATGACTTGATTAATTCCTGATCCTGAGTTAACCTCCGCAAGCGTCGGCGGGTCAGAGTACTCTGTAGTGCCGGCCGAGATAACCTCACCAGCGGGAATATCGTACCTGTCGTCGCCGGTGGCTCCGACTCGTGGACTCCACGTAATGAGATCCGTTCCCTCTGGCATTAGAGGTAAACCGCTCCAGTTTTAGACGCCACCCCAGCTTTACTCACAACGTAAATCTGCTTACCGTTGCTCGTGCCTTCAGCGATTGCGACTGCCCTTGTCGCCATCGCGGCAAGACTGGAGATCTGCGTCCAGGTTCCAGACTCTACCAGGTAGAGCCCTAGATCGGTGCAGAACACCCGGTCCCCTGCTACGCATGAGATTCCATCGACTGTTTGAGACCCGCTCTTCGTAAGGCTCGACCCGGCCGCCCTCGCGAAGAGAAGGTTGTTTGCCACGGACTTCGACGCTACCCCAGCCTTGCTCACAACGTAAAGCTGACCTCCATTCGCTGACCCCTCCGCCACCGCAATGGGTTGCGTGGCTAATTGCGCAAGGCTCTTCAACTGCGTCCAAGCCCCGGACGCAACCTCGTAAATTCCAAGGTCAGTGCAGAACACCCGGTCGCCGGCCACACACGCGATCCCATCCACCGTCTGGGGACCGCTCTTCGTCAGGCTCGACCCTGCCGCTCGTGCATATGCCATGTCTCCAGCCTCCAATGTTCCTGTTGCCTCACCGGTGATGCTTTCGTAGCCAACAATCACTCCCGTCACCGTAAGTGTAGCACCGTCATCATCTTCGTCCACATCGAAGTATAGACTTTGGCTGAATCCATACTTCGTCCCGTCGTAGTTGGTGACCACGACATCAAGAGAATCGGAGAACGTCACTCCATCGTCTGAAACCTGCACCAGTGTCCCAGCGATTGAAGCAGAAACCCGGATCGTTTCACCATTCGCGATGTCCAGGTCCTGGTTGTCTTCGTCCTGCACGCGCATCTCAACAGAAACCGCGGTGCTCGGGTCTGATTCAATCGTGCCTAGTGCCGTAACGGCAATCAACAACTGCTCGACCGTGCCAGAATCTTCGTCTTCAATCGTGCCGCCAACGGAGACGACGGAGCAAACGACATTGATTGCCTCTCCCGTATCGCCAATGAGAAGGTCAAAATAGAGGGATTCGCTGATTCCGTATTTTGCCCCGCTGTAGTTGGAAATGGAGAAGTAAAGGATCGGATAGAAGGTGATGCCGTCCAGAGAGATATCGCAGTCGGCTGCGACCGCAATCCGATGCCCCAGCAACTCAGGCGCCTCGCCGCCGCCTTCGGTGCAGTATGCTTCCACCACGGCCGCGGTGTTGTATTTGATATCAGCAGTCGTGACCGTCATCGTAAACGCTGAAACGATGGGAGTGGTGGGATCTGTTGGATCGATTGGCTCGTCGTCGGTTGGGGGCCACCCAGGGGGCCAGTAGTCGGGAGGCGGATCTGTCGGATCTGTAGGCAGATCCGGCCAATCAGGGGGCCACCCTCCCGGATCAGGGTCAGGGACCACAACAGCCGCTTTGCTGGAATAGGCCCAAGACACGATCAGATCTCCAGGGTCACCTGTCGTTCGGTGCTGTCCCATCCGTAGACGCCAACCGTGAAGGTAACGGCGGCCCTATTTGGCACGTCCACGTCAAATATGTGATGTACGCCAAAGCTCAACCTTGCTCCGATCTGCATCAAAACATCTTTGCTCCAGCACTCGCCTTCATCTGCGAGCCTCAACCGCGCGATAGTCCCTTGCGTATGTGCATGAACGCAAATGAACTCACCCCGCAATTCATCGGTTGACTCATTGAAGTCATCGCGCACCATTACGTCTATCAACACCCGGTGGTAATGGGAAACCACGGGAACGATCACTACGTCCAGTTTTGCGGGAAGGGCGTCACCTCGTGGCCATCCAGGCGGCCAGGGAGGAGCAGGAAACTTCCATCCACGCGACCAACCAGGCGGCCGCCCGTCGAGAGGAAGAATCAGGTGTCTTTTTTGCTCAGCAAGTGACCGCATCTCATCATCCAATCTTGGCGAACCGGGCCTTGTTCAATGTCGCGGCGTAGTCCGCATTGGCTATTGCCTCGGAGCCGGACCCAAGCAGCTTGACGAGTTGTTCGACAAGCGTAATGAATGCTCCCAAGTCTGCCGCGCTCAGGCTGTACTGGTCCGACAGGTCGGCGTCAACGATCTGATTTACCCCGCCGCTGTTCCAGCCACAGTCAAAGTATGCACCATACAATTCTGGCAGATTATCCCTCAACCACAAGAGCCGGGGCGTTGCCTCGACTATCAGTTCATGCACAAACAATTTCTTCGCCGTCATCGTCTCTCGATTGCCTTCAGCGCCCGCAATACAAGCTTCCACCTGGCCGCGTCGGTCCTGGCCAGCCAAGCGGCCTCGGTCTCGGCGCGGATCAGATCGCGAAGGCTCGTGCGCTCGCTTCTCTCTACCTGCACTTCCTCCTCGGCCAGAACACCAGCAGCCTCGATCTCGTCAAGGCTAGGCATCGGACCAAGACGGTCCGCGCTCCAGTGCTTGATGTATGGCCCGCGCCCGTCGCTATCGTCCTGCACGATGACATCCCCGCGAAGGGATGCTCCTGGATGTAACCGTTCAACGCCTGATCCGATCATCGCGTTATATCCTTTATTCTGCTACCCAAGTAGCTCCGAAAAAACAGGTAGCGTCGCCGTTTATGGCCAAATCTGGCGTTGCATCCCCGTTTTCGTGGTAAGCATACGCCTCCAGATAGTCTGTGGTTCCGTTCATTTGGATAAGCGCCTGCACGCGCGGGTTTACAGCCGCGCCAGTAGCGGAAGATGTTAAAAAAGCGTACTTTACCGCAGCGCCATTTTTATAGATACCAGCATACGCCCTATTCCCATCATCTATATCGGCCCATTGCACGGAAACAAGCACCAGATAGACGCCAGCCTTTTGCGGGGTATACCGGTAATTTGTCGCCGCATCATATTCACCAAATGGATCGTATACCTCATCATTAAATTCAGCCTTTCGCCACGTAGAGTTCGCGATATTGTTCTGATCTGCCGTAGCCTGTGCAAGGAAACACCTGACATTAACTGCGGCGGTAACAACCTCCCACTTGCCATTTGAGAACACCAGTGAATCGTCTGCGTTTAGCGTGAACGTACCAAGCTCATGGGCGTTTGACCCGTCATACACCTCGACCGTGATTCCAGATGCGGTGGCAGAAGTATTGGTAGCTGATACCCAGTTGATCATTCGGATCGTCGATGCCGCTGGCGCCGACACAACCGTAGTAGTTGTCGCGGTTGTGATCAGCGTTTCCTGGCTGTCAGGCGTAAACGGCGTACCGCTCACCCAGTCTGCATACGAGGCCACAACGTCGATAGCCTCCGTTCCATCCGTTACCAGCCTCAAAACGTGGCTCGTGCTGCTAAGGTTTATTGCCGCCATGTCAGAACCCCATCCAAGAGAAGGCCATTGCCGCAGCCGCGCTTGCGCCGGAAAGCGCATCCAGTGTCGCTCCATCTGCCGCAACATCTCGTCCATCAACCGTGCCAGATACAGTTATGTCGCCAGTCACATCAACGTCTTGGTCAAACGCAAATTGGGTAACATCTGTGACGCCGCTGAACAAGAACACGCCATCGGTCGCGGCCTTCTGGCCCAGGGATACCGTCTGCAGGGACTCGCCCGTAGGGTAGCCGCTTATTTTAAATGCAGGAGTATATCCGCTACCAGCACCATCTCCTACGTGTACCTCACCGGTATCGACGTATCCGGCAAGCCACGGCACGGTATTGGCGTCATTATTCCCGATCAAAACCCGGTATGCCAGTGTATTGCCGTTTCCCATCCACGGGCCGTAGAACAGGCACGATGTTCCTGTATTGCTCGCGCCTGATCTGTACCCGTAACTGGTCAATTCGTATCCGGTATTATTCTGCCCAGATAGTGACCCGCCAGCGGTAACTCGATCTTGCGTATTATTCTGGCATGCCGACGCGCCAAAGGCCAATATGTCGTCGCCAGAGTTTGCCGAACACGCAGCAACGCCAATAGCGGAAACTCTATCGCCAGAGTTTTGATACCCAGCAAAGTACCCGAACCCAGTAACGTTTGCGCCTGTGTTGTCCCGAACAGCATTAACTCCAAACCCAGACGAAGCCGCGCCAGTATTACTGTATCCAGAAGTAATGCCAAAAAAGGTGCTGTTAGCGCCAGACGACAGACTTCCCGCTAACCGTCCTGCATAGCATACGGCATTGCTCATTAAAAGATAGTTGGTTGTGTCTAGGTCAAAAGAAAAACTTTGCGCTGCATCCACGCCTACAGCGATATCCAAGTATCGAAGTGCATCTGCCGCCCTGTATCCGTAAACGCGGAAGCTTTTTGTTTCGCCTGATGCTGCACTTCCGAATACATTTACGTTGCCGGACGCATTGGGGTTCAGGCTCAAGGCCCCGCTGCAATCGAAACTGAAGGCTCCGCCGTCGCTGGCAATTCCGTCGCACTGAAGCGTCTGGGTGTCGTGCAAATGCGCGGCGGTCGCGAAGGCGCTGGCCGCGTTACCTTCAAGCAGAGCAGCGTTAAGATTTGCTACCAAGGTCGTGCTTGCCACCGTAAACGGCGCGGTACCGGTCGCAACATCTGACTGAAACGTCTCGGCCCTGATCTGAAATGACCCGGCATCCCAGGCGGCGGTAAGTGCACGGGACCCATCGGCAAGAAGATATCCACTCAAGAAGGTCCCAGATGATGTCCCAAGATTAATCTTGATCTGCTGCAGGCATCTACGCAACGCAGTCCAGTCGCCATTCGCTATATTTGCATTTATCTGGTCGATGCCCATTAAAATAGCCTCTGCCGTCCGACCGGACGAATGATGCCCGTCGCTCTCTCGTAGGCCCACTTCCTCCCGCTCTCGCCATTCTTTAGCTTCAAGGCGATGCCCTTGCCCCGGGCTCGCACGTTATGGCGATAGTTCATCCCTGCGGTATTGCATTCGATCGTAGCGAATGCGCTGGCCTTCACAGCCGCCTCATGGGTGTTTCCAACCAGAATGTCAACATCAACATCTCCGCTTTCCTGCGCCGTGGCAACCGCAATCTCCATCAGCATTCCATCGTTGGAGTCGATAGCCATGCTCATCGGTCCCACCATGCAATAAGAGGAGAATGCCGTTCCGTCGTCCGTCTCAGATAGGTTGGAGAACTTGCGCAAGTATCCATCCCGGCAACCCAAAATTACCGCGCTCTCAGCCGGCGAGTCTGAGTTGAACATCAGAATGCTCGTGGGCTCTTTTGTTGCTGCGGTCGTCACCGGCCAGAAGCTCTTTCCTTCCCAGTCGAAGAAGTAATGGGTGCGGCCTGTTCCGGAATCTTTTGGCGTAATCCAGATATGGATGCCCCTGTCCTTGATATCGTATTCCAAAAGAACGTCGTGAAGGGCCGGGCTAAAGTCCAACATCTCTTCCGGAAGCCTCTCGCGACTCAAACTCTGAGGCTTTGGCGATCCCGCCTGTAAGATGTAAAGGCCATCGTGACTCATAAAAACAATGTGCCCGTCTGGAAGATTACACCATGCGCGTTTCCCTACAATCCCTATCGATCTCGATACATTGTCCAGTTGCCCTCCGAACGAAGGGTCCCCTCTGAGTATCCATAAACTTGAAGTGCAACCAAAGATCATGTAGTCGTCGCCAAACGGCATCAACGCCAGGATCGATTGTCCGCACTTACCCGCATCCGCGTTTGTTGCCGCCACCGCGCGCTGGGTGTCTGTGTCAGCGACTGAATAATCGAAATCTGTCAGGGTCCCTTGCCTCGACGCGAACCATGCTTGCGGATTATTGGGGTCTCCTGCGAGGACCAAACGATCTCGGTAAAGGGCCACCAGATCGCAACCCATGGGGATCGCGCCTTCGGTAGCCACTAACTGGGTCAGGGTACCGGCCTTCGGGTCAACGATCTTTGGGGACCTGAGAATGCGGTATGAGCAGGTCCCGGCGCCGGAATTGCAAGCAGGACTTGTCGTGATCTCAGTAGCTCCGATTGCCGAGATCTCGTATGTGCCTGCGATCATCCCGCCCGTTACATTGGTGATCTCAAGTTGATAATTATAAATGTCAAGCCCAAGCGTCGTCCAATCCTGCCCGCCGGCGTCGTCGAATTTTGTTGTTCCGCTGCCCTGCTGACCATCTGTCCCTGAGTCGATCGGAGTGCCGGTGTCGGCTACGTAAAGCTTGCCGCCCCTCTCACACCCGATCAGGTGCCTGTCTGAAGCCAAGGTAAGATTGCTCGAGATGGATGTCATTTCACCAGCGAAGTTATCTCGATAAACTGTGCCGTTTGAAGAGGCAACTATGTGGGTTCTGCGCTCTTGTAGTTGCGCAACGTTCTTTGTGTATTGCAGCCTGATCCGGTCTACAAGACACACGCCTCCCGCCTGAGTGCAGTTGATTCCAAACCCGAGGCGAGACCCCGCGGCCCCCTCAGTAAGGGTCTGAGTCGAAAGGACGACACTGCCTCTCCAGTAAACAGTGATTGCATTTCCGTTGACGTAACACTTGAACCAACCCGGTTCAGAGGTGGAGTCAATCGCGGGATCGGTGAAGGACCAGTTGTCGGTAAGGACGCTGCCGGTGTAGGACTTCACGGTTCCAGAAAGATTTCCCGCGTCATCCTCCAACACCAACTCGCAAATCACGCCATCAGCGGTCGGGTCCAACCCGGCTCCCATCCGGAGGAAGAACTGGTATTTCCCATGGTGTGCAGCCTGGTAAGGAACGATATACATTTCCATCTGATATGGAGAGGAAGTGTCGATATCCGATACCGCGTCCCTTGTGCATCCAGTTGCACCGGTTGTTGCTGACACCTGTGCGATATCGTCCGTGACTCCTGGCGCCGTTCCGATCCATGTTGCAGCCGTCCATATGGACCCAAGGGTTGAACCCTGGAATCCGTCTTCCCAGTAAGAAACGCTGTCTTCTCTGACGACCGTGCATTGCTCAAGGAGTCGTACTGGATTACCACTGCCAAGTAACGTGTCGTGCGATTTGATAAGGCCGGGGCGAGAGCCACCACGCTCCCGCCCCTCGATCGTTTCAGAGGATCTTACATTCAAACAATCAGGAGACGAATACGGAGGCTGGGTGCGGTAGGCAAATTTCTTTACCAGACCCATGGTTGGCCAACGGATGTCGAGCACCTTCTTGCTTGCCATTATTCAACCCCATCTTCTTCACCACCAACAAACCGCTCGTAGAGAATGATGTGACCAGCAGTGAGGGCTTTCTTGCGGTCAAGCTCTTTCAGCCCGTCGATAATCACCTGCCTGGCGCGCTTCCCAAGCGGTATCGACTTCGTTTCCTTAAGCAAACTGTCGTCCTTTGTGAGAGAGAGCCTTCCATCTGGAGTGTTATTGATCTCGTACCGGTCGTGTTCGGACTCGCTGAAGCTCAACTCCTCCTTCAGTCTGGAAACAATTTTGACGGTCGTGAAGCTGCCGTGCTGTGGCAACACGCCATTGAGAAGAAACAATCTTTCGAAAACGTTAAAGTCTTCCTTTGGAACCTCATTGTCTGGCAATCTTACCACCTTATTCTCTTCGTTCGACATTTCTAATCCCCTTGTGTAGCGTGAAAGACTATGGTGGGGAACCACTCCCCACCATGCGTTGATTGCTTAGTTCCACTCAGCGGTCGCAACTGCAGGAATGAAGTACACCGAAGAGCCAACCAGGATTCTGATCCCAATGGTCCCTGTCGGCAGTTCAGCCAGGGACACGCTCGAAATCGCCTTTGTGGTGTCGGCTGCCGCGGTCCAGCCTTGCAGGCTAAACAGATAGGCATCGGTGTCAACGTCTGCGGCTCCCGTGGCATTGCCGCTATTGCAAAGTCGCAGAACGGCCAACTCCGTCATGCCTGCCGGGTCGCTTGCGGTGCCGTCCGAGTAGATCTCGAACATCCCGGCCGCGTAGGTCCCGGTCGGCGCCCAACTGGCGATGTCAGGAATGTGCAGCGTCCCGCGAACCGCAGCGCCCAAGCCAGAGCATTCGGACCCGCCAGCCGTGGCCAGGAAGGCCAAAGACAGGTGAGCGCCATGCGCCGTCCCCGTGTTTCCGTCGATGCTCGTCAGCGCCCTCAGACACTCGCCGCCACCGGCGCCGGTGATGCTGTATCTCAGGTAAGCCAAGCGGTTATCGCCGCTTGCCGCACTGGTTTCACAGCGAAGTTCAATGAACTTGCCGTCTGCGGTTGAAGTGGTCATTGGGTCGGCGCTGGTCCCGCCTCCGAGCAAAAGCCCACTCGCAGCCGCGGCTCCGGTGTTGTTGTCCAGACGCAGAGGAACATTGAACCGCACGTAACTGTTTCCAACATCGAAATGCACATATTCGGTCGTGGATCCAAGGAACACCTTGACATCCATGTCTGCACTGCCATTCCCAAAGTTGAACGTTCCATAGTCGTTCGTCTTTGGGATCAGATAGATATTTTCTCCACTCGCCATGTCGAGTGGATCCGCAATGGCCAGCGCCTCTTTCCACCTCCGCATTACATTTTGCGCACTCATACTTCCTCTTTCTCCGGGCTTTAGGGCAATCGACTTACCGCTTGGGCGTCCCGGTTCCCTGGTTGCCTCCAAGAAGTGGTGTGATGATCTCGGAGAACTCTTTCACAAATTCGCTGGCCACATCTGGAGTCAGCGTTCCAGTCTCAACCTTCTCAAAGTATCGAAGCTCCAATTCGTTCATGGCTGCGACGGCGGCAAATTTTTCCGCTATTTTTGCATCCTCGGCTCGTTCCTCCGCCTTGATCGACTCAAGTTTGGCGATCTCAGAGTCACGGAGCTCTATCACATCACGAATAAACTGATCGATCGGCCTCTTCAGTTCCTGGCCGTCCGGCGTGACCACGACCACGTTGACCGTGCCGTCCGTTTCGACCTTTACATTCTTTGCCTTGTTTAGATTCCTTTCGAATGTTTCTGTAATCTTGGCGTTGCCACGCTCGTTGATGGCCCTGACGTTCGCGTCGGCGCGCGTTTTCCAGTCGGCGATCGCCTGGTTGAAGGTTGCCTGTTTGAAGGCGCCGGCCTGCATTACAGCAGGGGGGCGGGCCCCGCCCATGCATCCCATGAGACAGAAGATAAGCATCAGGGGACCCAGAATTTTGGAAATCGTCGAGCCGAAAGAAAGGATGATGTCGAGAATCTGCTTCGGCCCGCTGGCCTTGGAGATCTCATCCTGCACCTGCCGCGCCAATAAAGCCGCCTGGGTCCCGTCCATTTTCTCAATCCGGCGATCCTGAAATCCCACCGTTCCAGCATTGCTGAGGTCCGTCTTATCCAACATTGGATCGTCTTCGCCCATGGTAACCCCCTATTTGTGAAAGAGCCAACTGATTACGAGCGCTCCGATTGAACACCCGATGAAAGACCCCACTCCCATCAACACCACAAGGTTCGTTTTATTGATTGCTGTCGCCACCTGCAACTTGGCAACCTCACTCCACAACTCCCGTTTTGTATCCGAGATCTCCTTACTCAAGCACGAGACGGTGTGATTGCTGGCAAATAGGGAAAGGTTGTTCATTATTTTCTCTTCCCGTGCTCTTCGTTCAGCACTACAAACCGTCCTCATCTCGTGCTCACTCTGCATGTTTGCCTCCAGTGCTGCAACTCTCTGAGCCAGTATGGCAATCTCATTGGATGTCATTAGCGTTCGCATCAAGGCCTAAAAAGCTTCTTTTACACAATGGAAACGGTTTGGTAAACCAAAACACCGCTGACTTGCACGGCTCCTCCAAGCTCCATGTTTAGAAGTGCGTTGGCCGCGGTATCGCACCAACCAGCCGGGTTAAAAGGCAATGACCAACCAAGGTCTCCGTTTGCCACAAGCGACACCACGCCGGTGAGTGCCGTTCCACCTGCACCACTCTCCAGCCTGAATGTAACCGCGCTTGCGGCCTTCACGCAGATGGCTAGGACGCGAATCCCCTTACCGGCGCCGGCGGCCGCCACCAACGTATTGTCTCCACTTGACGCCCCGGACACGGCAACGCGGGTTACCGGCGCATCAGAAACGCCAGGTAGGGATGTTCTTGAAAGGGGTAGTTCTTCCGTAGCCATGGTTGTTTATCCTGTGTAAAGAGTTCCGTTGTAAAGAGCCCGGCGCACAGCAACATTTACGGGTGTGCCGCCATCAGAAGGGTCCCTGTTTTGACCTACGTTTCTTGACGTGAATTGCCCTTGGTCTTTCTGGATTGCTTGTTCGAGAAGTGTTCGGTAGTTGGACGTTTGCTCGCGCTGCTCGTCGAAGCAGTCCAGTTCAGCCACGGACAGGATGGCGGCCAGAATTGTTTCGGCGTGCATCGCCCCGCCAAGCGGGTAAGGCGCTCCATCCGTGAGGGCCTGCGGCAGAGCGTTGTAGCGGTACGTCAAAATGTAGGAGTCATTCGGCGTTGGATGGAAGATGGCCTCCATCCGCTGGCCCGTTGTCTGATCTGACGCCAACACTCGAACGGCAAAGAACGATGGGGTGCCTGTGATGATTCCGCCTTGCCGTAGTCTGCGAATCTGGTTTTCCCCGCGCTGCACCACCCGGTGGGTGGCCACGTTGGGTTCGAACGTCATGTCTCCGAGAACCCCCGCGCAATCATCCGGGAGGGTATAGTCGTCCTGCGTCAACTCATACGAGGTCCCTGAGGCAACGTCGGCGCCGGGGTTGCTGGAACTGGTCAGCGTCAGGGTCGTGTCACCCTCACGTGTGCTCACGTCGTAAAGGACGTTTGCAATATTGAGTTTTCCGTAGGCTGCCCATGATGGCCAGGTTCCACTGGTCAGTGTCACCAGCCTTTCGGACGCCCCCCCTGTGTGGTCGTATTCAATGGTCCCGGTGGAGTATGGGGCGTTCAGGGTGAGTTGCACAACAGGTTTTAGGAACGACCATTCGTGGTTGTATGCCACGTCGGGCATCCGAGCATGATAATAGAACTGCCTCAGACCGCGCTTGATGATGCGCTGAACGTGCGCGTCCTGTGCGGCCGTCCAATTCCCTGTCGTAGCACCATAACCAATGAGGTGACCTACAGCGGCCTCAAAGTCTGGTAATCCAAGTGAAAGAGTGGATTCGGCCATTTCTCCTCCAAGAGCAAGTGCGGGAGAGGGTTTCCCCCCTCCCGCGCTCCGGACCTTAGATTACGGCCCCAACCTCAAGTTGCGCGTACCTGATCCAGTCGAAGTACAGGTACGACGATGTCCCGGCTGAATCAGCGAAGATCGACGCCACGAACCCCAGAGGATTTGCGTCCAGGTTGGTGAGACCTGTCAGCGTTGACCTCGAGATCCCCGTGGCCAGTTCCACGCCGTTCTGGTAGAACTTGATGCACTTGGCAGAGTTGTCAGGATCGTAAACCATTCCAACCCTGGTCCACGTTGCGGCCGCGATAGTGGCCTCCGTTGCCGAGACCTCGGTGAAAGAGGTAGCCCGGTCGGCGTAAACGGTGTTCAGAACGCCCAACCCATCTTCTTCGCGTTGGAAACCGATGAAGGCCCCGGCGTTGGAAACCGCATTGGCATCGCCGAGAGGAACCGCGGCGCCAAGCGTCAGGTTGTCGGTCTCACCCAATCCAACGAAAATCTGCGCATCGTTGGTCAAAATCTGGGTCGTTGCAATCCGCGCTTCGAACCAAGCCTTGCCCGAGGTTGCCGCACTGCCCGTGAGAAACAGGGGGCGACCGTAACGCATGATCGCGCCCTGATCGCCGGCCGTATCCACGCCCATCGCCAAGATCCCGATGTTGTACTCGGTCCCGCCAAACGAAGACGGATAGGTCACCGTGCCCGACCCCGTGTTGTAAGCAGCATAGCCATTCCCCAGGGACGCGACCGTGGTGATCGTGGGAACGACAAGAGGCTGTTCTTTGAAATCATCAAAGAAATGATGCCCAACACCGGGCTGCCATCCTTCAACCCCGGCGCTTGACCAAATGGAAGGCGATGGGCCCCTGCTGTTGTCGGGATTCGTCGCGCCTTTGTAGCCTACTCTGGTTTGCATGGTACTTCTCCTTTTACTGGTTTTGTTCAGTCAAACGTCAACTGGCCATCACGTCTACTTGGTTTAACCCTTCGCGAGAATGAAGTTCTTGCGCCGGTTGGTCATACCCCACTGCATGGTAATGTCGAGGTCCACCGCAACGTCGTTGTGCTGCCCGGCAACCACGTGAGGTTTGCCTTCTGTCAACTCCTGCCCGCGGCGGTAGTACGTCTTGAAAGTTCCCCAATTCAGACCAATGAACGGGTCCGTGTAATGGGTGTTGTTGTCCAACTCGAACACGTGATTGATGGGGCGCTTTCGAAACATTGCCACACCATCCTTGGACGCTACGTCGTTTCCAAGGTTTTCGTTCTGCCCTTCAAGGATCTCTTCGAAGGCAGATAGCACCGTGTAGTTGGTGTAGTACTGGCAATCGTCCGCCGTGTCGTGGGACGGGATCAGCGTCACCGGGGGGCGGAACTTCGTGTAGACGCTGGCCTTCCGCGCCTTTCGAACCAAGTCAGTCTTGGTGATCGCCGTATATTGACCGGTGTAGTTGCGCCACCTTGTGTAGGTGGTTGAGGAAACGCCAGCCGGGCCGGCGGAGTAATTGGCGTGGTCAACGCCATAAAACCCCTCGGTCGCAGCGTAAACCAACCAGTAAAAAATGCCGAACGGGGTGATCTTGTCCGAGGTCCCGGATGGAATACCCCAGAATGCAGTCTCAAACTTTTCGTAGGCTGCGTACCACATCGACATTCGGCGGGACTTGATCACGTCCACAATCTGCGAAGCATCGCCGTTGAGTTCCGGTTCGCGTCTGTCAAAGGTGTAGTTGGCCGTAAGGAAGCGCCAGGGAATGCTCCCGGTCATCAACCGGTCTTCAGTGTCGTAATTGTCAGTCTGGTGAAGACCGACAAACTTCGCGCGGTCCTCGTCGTATCCGTCTTGGATGTTGATGGTTACGGATTTACCGCTTGAAAAGCTCATTCGGTTCCGCTTCATCATTGCGTTGAAGGCAGTGTACTCCTGCCTGTCTGCTGACAAATCCGTCAACTTATGCTTCCCCAGTTGCGCCAGGGTTGCCGTGACGATGTCAGCAAGATCACTAACTTCAAGGGCCATGGTTTAAAACTCCTATTTTTGGGCTTTCTCAAGGATCTTTTTGACGGCCACCTCCGCCAACTCTTCAGGCGACCGTCCTTCAGTTGATGCCTTCTCGTTAAGACCTCCAGGTTTCGGCATGAAGGCCTTGCTTCGTTTCTCCAACTTGGACGCAATTTTCCCGCTCTCGATGTCTCTGAGCTTGTCTCCGAGAATAGCGTGCGTTGCTCGAGCAAGCGCGGTCTTGAAAGGAACGTTCTTCTTCTGGCGTGCGTAGTTTTCCATGAGAGATTCTGCTACCTCAAGGATCTCGACGCGTGCCTTCATTTCAACAGAGTCTTTCTGCAAATCTGATCCACGTCCCTTGCCGATGAATGACGTGTATTCCTCACCAAGATCGCCAAAAAAATCTTCAACCTGATCAAGGAGCCGATCTTTGTGAGACGCCAACGATTGCTGGGTCAGCGTCGCGACCTGGCCCTTTAACTGCTCGATGATTTCCGCCTGCTTCTTGTTCACTCCCTTCAAGGCTCCCCACACCTCAACCAGTTTTTCGTCAAAGACTTCGGGGTCAAGATCGGGTATGTCTTCTTCAGCGTCTTTCTCGCTGGCCTTCTCTTCCTTCTTTACTTCAGGCGCCACGGCCGGCGGCGTCTCTTCCTGCTTCGGCTGAGAAGCAATACCTCGCTTCTCAATCAGAATCAGGGCTTTATCCAAAGCTTCCTCAGAGGGGAATGTCTTCACGTCCTCTTCAGAAAGCCCGATGTCTAATGCACGTTGTTTCAGTTCAGCACTGAAGTCGCCATCCTTGGACTTATCATCCTCGGACGGTTTGACCTTCTCTTCAGCGGGGCTTTTCTCTTCAGTTTCAAGGCTTTCGTTGTTTGGTTCCGGATCGACTTCCTTTTCCTTCGGTTCTTTCTTTTCTGGCTCCGGGGCCTTGTCTTTGAATAATTGGTTATCCGGCAACTGCCGATCTTCAGCAACAACCGAAGCGATATTTGAAAGCAACTCTTTGTCTGCGCCCATGGTAATCCCCTATCTTTTCTGCGAATCCCCGTACCCGCCGTCCTTGTTCCAGCAACCGCGGGACTCCTCGTAACGACGTTGGTGAGAGCGAGACGTGTAAACCGGGGCCGCGCCCAATCCATCGTCTGTCACGCGGTATTCGGTTCCACCCAGCCCGTGCTCTCGATCGAACTGCATGTTTTCTGCAACCTGGTCGCGGTCGCATTCCATCGCAAGGCTTGCCTTGTGACCATAAATTTGATCAGACGGAATTGTGACCGATCTTTGTTCCTTGCCGTAGTCGCGCCACATGCGCGACCCGCATTCACACCGTAGCGATCCATCTTGAGGCATGTCCTTCAACTGTTTTACCTCTTCACGGGACTCTTCGCACTTCTCGCAGGTGAATACGTAGATCATCGGTACGCTCTCTCCTGTTCCCCGGACTGCGTGTTGGCGCCAAGAAGTTTGTTTACCAAGGATGCGGCCTTGGCGTTGGGGTCCTGGGAGGCCTTGTTCTCACGGACGTATCGTCTGGTTGTCGAGCCTGGCTTGGCACTTCCGCGACTTCCGGCCGACTGATACGGGCTCCCGATTATCCCCGGCTCCTTGACTTGCGGTGGTGCGCTGAAGATAAGCAGGTCTTCAATCTCATTGATGTTCGAAAGCTTGGCGACGGTCTTTGTCAACTGCTCCCAGTTGATGGATATTCCGGCCTGCCCCATCTGTTCGGCGAATGGCGCGATGAACTCAGCGAAGAACTGCCGGATTGCTTGCAGCTTTTTCGGAGGGCTGGATTGCTCCATCGACGCCGGCATGATTGCGATGTTGTAATCGAGGAAATCTCCAGAACGTGAAGAAGTGTCAAACCTCACAGGAATATCCATGTCCGGAAGACCGATGTTCCGATAGAAGGTTTTCGAAAGCAATGGATCCGTCCACTCGTACCATGCGAGGTCTTTAACCACACCTGTTAAGAACGTCACGTTGCGCTTTTGCATCTCCTCCATCATTGCCGATGCACTGGCTTTGATAATCTCATCCTGGCCAACGGTGTCGCTCATGGGCCCGAGGCCACCAAGGCTATCCAGGTTGCCTTGCATTTTTGAGTAGTTCTGTTCCAGCCAAATCAGGAACGCAAGGTTCGGTTGATGGATTCCTCCAGTCGCAAACTCTTTAGTAGATCCGGGTTGTATCATATTAACCACGTCACCATCGGCGGCGTCGCGAACGGTTTCGGCGTCTTGTGCGGCCGACAGGCTTGCGCCAAGAAGTGTTTTTTGGCGAACGGCTTGCCGGCCCAACTTGCGCATAATACAGTTACTGAGCTCGTGCATGTCGATCATGTCAGACACAGGTGGCAAACTTGACACCGTGTCTGGAACTTCGAAGTACGCTTGGCGCCGATAGGGGCCCTCTTCCGGCCCGGTCCATTCCTCTTCACGCAATGGGGTGACGCTTTCACCTTCCCATGGGAGGGTGATAATCGTGTTAGTCCTTGGCATGTAAAGGTCTACGAGTTCAATGGTTTCATCCAACTCAATCTCTGCTGATCGCGCCTTCTCGTTTTGGAGCTCGTTGGCTTCTGAAATTGAAGAGTTGTGCGAGGCCAACTCAAGGGGCGTTTGCCCTGAACCTTTTGCGACGAGGCCTTCTCTAACTTTCTTATTGAAGCCTGGGTATTGCTTTGCCCATTCCAGGTCAACGATATATCGGTTTCCACGGAACTTCGTGCTTTCCCACCGCTTTGCCGTCACGTCATGCACCCAATCGTCGAGGGAAAGGGATGCCACATAGGGGGACCCTGTTTCGAAGAACGCACCGTTGATTTGGGTTTGTTTGTCTGGTTCGAGGGCGATCTTCACGATTCCCATGCCGAACAGGCTTTCGACCGTGAACAGCTTCATTGTGTCGTGGAGTTTGATCTGTTCGATCAGGTGATTGACATCAAGCTCGAGAAGCAGTGCCGTCTCTTTGAGGGCCTTGTGTTTGGTGGACACCATGACGCCGGGTGGATTTGAGGCCAACGACCGCATGTAGATGGTCGTGGCCATCTTGATCAAGTTCAACGGAACGGCTCTAGCTGAACCACCAAGGGCGAAGTGCAGTCCGACATATTGTTGCAAAGCTAAAATGCGCGTTTCGCGCATAGGGCTGAGGTTTTCATAGGAATGCTTTACTGCGTCTCGCAGCCTTCTCATGCGCTTATTCGGGTCATACTCATCAGTCATCGTCAGCCCCGCCAGACCAGTCATCCGTTGTTGCCTGACGAATTTTCGCCAAGCGTTGCTGCATTCTGAATGCCATGCTGCCTTCCGGGATTGGAACGTCTGACGAATTTGCGTCGTCCTTGATCGTCCCGCCGTCCAACTCCCTGATCATACGCCAAGCAAGCGCGGTTGCAATCACACGATCTCCATGGTTTTCCCTGGCCCCCGACGGATCCTCGAGGGTATCCCCTCGCTCGTAGACCGGGACTTGCTGGTCGTTGTAGATGTATTTGCGGCATTCTGCAAGACACCATTTCGACCTTTCCATGAACCGTTCTTCTGCAAGTGCTTGTCGGTACGACTCTAACAAGACCCTCTTGTATTCTCTTGTCGAGTACCAGCCTGGAATATCGCTATCTTTCCGAACCAAGGAGTGTTCAGCCTTTTTTCGGTAATAGTTGGAATACCCCAATTCGATCACCTTTTCACCGAATGCGGCGCCGGGGCCGTTGCCTTCCCAGCACATGTAGGCTTCCCGATCGTTTGGCCCAAGGAACATTTTCCCGAGGATAACCGCGATTTTTGCAAACTCCTGCGGCGCCATGTCGGCGCAACAATACTCGGCAACTTTTTCCTTTGTCAGGCAATCCCCTACGACCAGGACCGAGTTTGAGGCTCCCGTCCCGGTGGAAATATCTGCACCTATGGTGTACATCCTGTTATCCGGGAGCTTGTTTGACCCATCCGGTGAGATCCAAAGCTTTAGCCGCCCGGTCTCGGTTTGGTAAAGCCCTTCAAGTTTCCCGTTCAGGATCTCAAGATCACAGACCATGTAGGGCATTCGAACGTAAAGCTCTTCCTGTTTCAGTAGGGCCTCTTCGTCGAAGAACTGGAATCCGGATCCGACGAAGTCCATGTCCAGCTCTTGCGCAACCAGTTGCCGGTGGCCGATCTTCTTCGCCGCCGCGTCGTACCAGGGGCTCCTTGCCTTGCCGGCGTCGTCGTAATAAAGGCCGACCGCCTTTTCCGGGTGGCGTGACCAGTGCATGTTGATCAGGTACCCGCTTTCCCCGTCGTTGATGATTTCCCACCGCTTATGCATGTGGTTGCGGCCGCGGGGCGTCGAGGAGAACAGCCTGCAATTCGTGGTCTGGCTTGTGATGGCGTCGATTTGCCCACCGTTGTCCATCAAAGCAAATTCGTCCAGCGCGATCGCCGTCCTGCGGTCGCCGGCCGCAAAGTCCGCGTTGGTGCTTTCACCGTCAATGGTCGTTCCGTTTAGGAGGTTCCCGAAGTGCAGTTTCGTTCTCTCGATCTCCACAGCCTTCGGCTTCAGGAAACTTGGTAGGTGTTCGAACAGGAAGTCCACTTTTGCAAACAAGGTCTTGTGGTCGCCTGGCTTCTCGACCAGTTCTTCTTTGCGCGACCCCATGAGGAATGTTTCGTCGTGCTTGTAAAGGAATCGCCAGACAAAAACGGCGACCATGATCCATGTGGCCCCCATGTCGCGCGACTTCAGCATCATCACGTCTTTCTGTTCTTCGATCCCCTGGTTCACAAGAAGCATGGCCTCGTCCTGGTATCCGTAGGACACGAAGGGAATCTTCAGCGGGCGCCCGTCACTGCGAGGCCTCGGGTCATAAGTCCATCCGAAGGTGTTCAACCAGAAGAGAATATCTCTGGCGCACATGACTTCCAACTCTTCTTGCAGCTCTCGGTTATTGACTGCGCGCGTCAGCACCTCGCGCCGGAATCTTATATTGGCATCGAGGTTAAGCGATCCGTTTGGGTTGTACTGTGCCTGAGGCACGAGGTAGTAATACGGACAGCGTTTGTCTTCGTACAGCGGGTTGACATCGCGCTTACGCTTCATCGGATTCTTTCTTCTCCCAATAAGCCCCATGTCTTCCACATGCACCCTCTGTTCCTCGCGCCATGTGGCATCTTACGAGAGTGGTTGTGCCATCGACTGGATTTACATCCACCACATATGGATGGTCGCACAAGTAATTCTTCACAGACTCTTCCTGGCATACGCTCTCAATAGTATCTGTATGCAATTGTTCGCGCTTCAATCTTTCCTCCCTACGACGATTAAACATCTTGACCAGGTGATCCCGGCAATGCTTGCATTCGGTACAAATGTTCATGCTTCATTCCCTTTTGTTAACCAGTAGTCTATGCCTATTGGCGTTGTAAGCTTCTTCGCCATCTCTTCATTCAGCGCCATATGCTCTTCGTTTTTCTTCATCTGCTGCAGCACCAACACGCACAAAGCCGGATACTCACCATCAGGATACCTACTTCGCAACTTAGCTTCAAACACCTCGCTTGTCTTCATAGCTTCAAATCCTTAAAGTTTATCATCTCTCCATCGAGAAGTTCCTTCTCGTATCCGTTTTTGGGGTCCTTCGCGGCAACCATCTGCTCCATTTTATCCGCAAACATCCGGCCCAAATCCTGGCATAACTCGTGCCGCCGCAAAAGCTGTTCTGCTGCCATTTTTCTTTCTTGGTACAAGAACGGCACATCATGGTTTTTTGCAAGCGGACCCATTGCGCTGTTCCATACGCCAGAGGATACCGACAGCGTAAAGCCTTCATGCTGCATGTACGGGTTTATGATTCCAACACGAATTTTTACTTCTTCCGGATTATGCATGAACACATCGCCCATTTTAAAACCCCTTTCTCATTCTGCCGCCTGTTCGCTCATCCTCTCGAAGTCATCAAGCAACCTCAGCACCCGTCCGTCATCGCCCATCCTTCTTCGTTCCTCGTGCTCCCTTTCGCTGGAACTCAACAACTGCCGCATGTAGGTATCCAGGTAGAACTTGCTCTTGGCCCTGTCGTCAGTCCTCAGCGTCACAAGCATATTCAATGCCGCCCTGGTTGGAACGCTGTCGTAAACAGTATTTGCGTCATCATTCAAATGCTCAGCTATCCATTCAATAATCGTTTCGGCGCTTACGGCCTGCGGACGGGCCGGCATCTGGATAACATTCTTGACTTCCGGCTTTACCTCCTCGTCCTTCTTCACCCGCTTCTTTCGTGCCGGCACGCCTCCCGCTCGATCCGCGCCAACATCTTCGCCTTCCCCGTCAACGCGCATCTCCTCATACGCCTTGATCCAGGCGCCCTCTTCCGTAAATCCCTCGTCACGCAATTCCAATAACCTGGCCGTGAACCGACCCCACTTTCCCTTGGCCAGCAACTTGCGCTTGTGTTCGATACGTAGATCTTCATCCATTCGCCTTGATCTCCCTCTCTATCATGTAACTGCTTTCCAACCCCTTCGGACGCTCCCACTTCACCACGTTATCGTCAACACTCAACAGCCGCACCTCCGCGCATGCTCTTCCACGTCTTCTTCTGCATGTGCATCTCAAACCCTCCGGTTGCTGGTCACGAAACAGATTTCGCGATCAAATCTAGCGGTCGTCACCAGATCCGCCCAGTACTCCGCGCTCCTGACGTGACTGCAACTTCTCTAGATTGCATTCAGCCACGCATTCCATGTCCAATCCGACTTCAGTGCAGATGGCCCCGACATACCAAAGCACGTCGCCAAGCTCTTTCTTCAGCGCCTCCTTGCGTGCCGGCGTAATCACGCTTTGGTCATCGCGATAGCATTTCTTCATGTTCTCGGCGACTTCGCCAGCTTCACCGCAAAGGCCAAGCGTCGGGTAATATGCGTTGTTTCCAGACATCGGATAGACGGCCGTCTTCCAAGCTTTCTTCTGGTATTTCCTGAATGTCATCTGTCAATTCTCCTGTCGTGAAAGGTTCCTCTTTTTTTTTACACACACACACGAAAGGGCGCCGCACTTCCCGAAACACCTCAACCAGCTTCTCAACATACTCACCGGGCGTCTCCTCTAATCCCAACTGACCCTCAACGCCATAATCACGTAATCCCCAATACGGCGGACTCGTAACACAGCAATCAACCTCCCCCTCTGGAAGACCCCTCAACCTATCCAAACAATCCCCCTCAATTATCTCAACCACGAATTACCCCCTTTCTCCTCATCACCTTATCAGGGGTGCACAAAAATGTCAATAGTCCGGCACGGAATGGTGATCTTTTTTGGGGTCGACGGCAGGAGGTATGGCTAGGGAGAGGGCTAAGTGTACCTGGCTGCCGCGCGCGCGGGCCGGGGTCTGGTAAAGGTTTTCGCCGCTCGATAGGGTCCCATATTGATGCACATTGCTAGAATAGCTCGGTATGACCACAAAAACCCCACTAATAGCGCTCACCAGCTGGTGGCTATGCGACCACTCAGCCACCATAGGGCGGGAGTCCAGGGGATTTGACCTTCCAGGGGCCGGCCGCCAGGGCCTCGGGGCGCTCGGGCGCGGTGGTGGCCATAGAGGAGCGCGTCACATACCCATCCCTTTTCGCCTCGGTTGATGGCCGTCCTTACCACCTGGTTAGTCGAGGTCTTGTCTTACCGGCGGGCGCTTGCAAAGGCGGCGAGCGAGTAGGCTGGGTTAGATAGGTGATTATCCGGTGGATAGACCGTCAATGGAATGGAGTTGAGGACAAAGCTGTACTTGGACCGACTGTCCCCCCCTCTATCCCCCCCAGAGTCGTCACCAAAAAAGCGATTTTTTTGACGGGATTGTGCTAATATTTTTATAAGAGTATGGCTATCAGGCGTTTGTGAGTGCGAAAAGAAATTTTATAAAAATATAGATTGCGTCTTGACTCGTGGCTGGCCACCGAGTCTACTGTGAGGAGTGGCTGTGGTGGCCACCAACAAAGAAAGGGGAAAGAAATGCGCGTTACAGTTGAGAAGGCGAAAGCGGTTGAATACGTCCGCAAACTCGTATTGGAGGACGGTCTGTACAAGGCCGAGACAAAACCTGATGGGTCTATCTGGGGCTTCTTCGCCCGTGAAGGCGACCGGCCTGACGCTTGGCTATGCATCAGCCAAGCGCCAACGCCAGAGCTTCGCAAAGCCCTGGCGAAGGCTGTGTTTGCGGTCTGACCGCCCCGGAATCCACTATTTCGCCCCTGGCGCAGGTGATGCTGCGCGGGGGTTGCTGCATTGAGAGCGCCCCGGCAGATTGACTGCCGGGGTTTTCGATCAAAAATTTTTTGGAGGAAAAGTCATGAAAAATTACGTCATCACATGTCGGAGCGGGGTGCATGCTCTAGTGAAAGCCACCGATGCACAGGCGGCAAACGAGCAGTGGGACGCGGAGGCGGAGACCGGAAACGCTGAGCCGCGTATCCCCGGACTTACGCGACGTGCTAACCGTGGCGACGTCGTTGCCTGCGTTGCCTCAGGTCACGATTACAGGACTTGAATGAAAGGGGATGCAATGACCAAACGGAAAATGGCGGAGATCATTCGGGAGCACGGGCTTCAATGTCGGGGCAGCAGGTTAGCGAGGATTTGTGGCATAGTGGCGATATGTGGTATCTCGGTGAGGCGGTGTCTTTGATGCTTGCCGTGCGGCGTGTCGTGCGTCGGAAACATGTTCGTGAGGCTATTATTGAGAAGGCGAAAGCGGCTATCGGAGCCTCCGCGCTCCGACGTGTGGAGGCCTCTCACCTCGCGCGGAAGACCGCAAGCGAGGTGGTGGCCTTGCGACCAGATCTGGCGTCAGGAGACGCCGTCTCGGTGGTGCTGGGGACAGACCCCAGCCTGACCGCGGCAGAGGTTATCGCAATCCTGGACGAAGCCACCCGTGACTGGGCGGCAGAGAATGGGCCGTTATCCAGCACGGATATGCGTGCCTAGGCATTGGCGCGACAATGGATGAGCACGCAGACTACGACGGCGCAATTACGATAGAAATGATCGTCAAAGGAGGTGCATGATGGATTTGGCGTGTCATTGCAATGTGAGGGTTGCGGCCGGCCAGCGCGAGGTTATTACTCCCAAACAGGCGCAATCAGCGCCGGCGCGCCGGGTGGTCATATCGCGACCGTTGTCGGAGATTTGTGGGATAGTTGGCCAGAATCCATTGTGGATAGTGGCGCAAGATTAGGGGCTTGCATGAGGCGGGCCCGCAACCGTTGAAGGGGGTTTAACATGTTGAAAGTCGAGACAAAGCGCTTGAAGTCAAGCGTTGCCACGTTGAAGAAAGTAACCTCAGGGGCCCGGCCGCGGGCGATTCTTAAACAGTTGCGGTTGAGTTGCGGCCACCTTGAAGCAACGGACCTTGAAACATACGTTTCGTTGAATGTCGGCGCTGAAGGTGACGGCGACTATCTTCTCCCGGTTGAAACACCGCTGGGGGGGTTGCTTGGCGCCGATACGACAATCCGGTCAAGCGAAGCGCGGCAGACCATTCTCGAAAGCGGTTCCTGCAAGTTGGAAGCGGTGACCGCGGACCCTTCAGAGTGGCCAGACGCAACGGCGCCAAGCGCCGGCCGGCTTGTGGCCAGCTTAGAGGCTGGTTGTTTGCTAGACTGCCTCAATAAGGTGAGTCTAAGCGCTGCACGTGATCAAGGTCGTTATGCAATCAACGGGGTCTATTTTGTCAACGTACATGATAGGTTGGATATGGTCGCAACGAACGGCCATTGTTTAAGCAAAATCCAGGTCAAAGACTGCCTACGTGAAGACGGCGACTTTGACGGGGGGCGAATAATCCCGATCAAAAGCGCGAAGCTGCTTCAACACCTCTTGAAGCGCTGCAAGGGTATGGTCGATATCAGGTTGACATCTCGAGAGGTTATCTTCGTGCATTCTGACTTCCGCCTCAATTGTGTGAAGATTGAAGGGATTTTCCCGAAATATGAGCAAGTCATTCCTGATTGGAAGGAAACAACGATTACCATTAACGTAAAAGAGGCGCTGGACGCCTTCAAGGCGTTTGTGTTTCCAAAAGATTGCGCGGATTGCGTCCTTGATCTGGTTGCAGACGACAACAAGCTTTCAATCACAAGCCCGGCGCTGAATCTTACCTTGTCAATCACGGCGCTAACGCCTTGTGCGGTCAAGTGGTCAATGACTCCTGGTTATTTCAAAGACATGCTGTCCGTTCACTCAGATAGGACGATCGATATTGAATACATTTCAGAGGTTCGACCGATTGTTGTCCGGGCCCGGGGGCTTATCCAGGTCATCATGCCCGTAACCGGGAAGAAAAAGAAATAGACGTTTCCTTCTCTCGACCTACAAGCCCGGCCGCTGTATCGCCGGGCTTTAGGCATTAGAGGGCGCTCTGAAGGGCGCCAGAACATTCAAGGATCATTTGAAAGGGGAAAACGATGTTAGCGCAGAAATTAGAGAAACATCAAAAATTGATGGATCTTAACTGCACTGAGTGCTTCGCCGTTCCTGGAGAATACTGGATTATCGACGTGATCAATCCAGAAACCGGGCGAACGTGCATAAACGATATGACTCTTGAGGAAGTCAGGGCAGAGAGGCCGGACCGCGCTGGAGCCGTAAAAATGCTGATATCGGATTGGCAGGAAAGCAGGGCGGCGGCGCAACGCACTCCGATATCTTGGGAACAGACCACGGAATCAGAATATCATGAAATGATGGGGGCCGTTCCTCCGTTCTGCTTCGCCAGCGTCGGTTTTTTGGTTGGCGAACCTTGGGATCATGACGCGCTGAATGGTCGGCCGCGTTATACAGGATACCGAAATACAGGCAGGGGTTATTACAAGTCGTCAAGACCGATCACGAAAAAGGAGTTTAGAGAGCAGTTATTCCTTGCAATCGATTAGCCTTCAAGCCGGGGCCCCTGGTTCGCCGGGGGCCCGAGCGTGCAGGTTAAGCGAAAACACGAGAGGAAAGGGGTGCATGATGACTAAGTTCGAAGAATCCGCTTGGATAGTTGTGGGGTGTATGGCCGGGGCCGCGATCGTGGCCATTTTTGCGTTTTGCGTGCAGGTGTTCGCGTGATGGATAACGTCGATCGCATCATGCGGGGCCACAGCAACCTTTACCAGTGGGTGATGCTAAATCATCCGGATCTGGACGGGATGGCGGCGCAAGAAATGGTCCATGAGTTGCTGGCGCTGGCGCTTGACATGCCACATTTACGGGAAAGGGGCAACAATGACGAAGCGAAAAATGGCGGAGATCGTGAGGGAGCACGGGTTTCAATGTCGGGAGATGATCAGGGGTAGGGCCGGGGTGGCCGTCCTGGATACCTACATGAAAGACGGCGTCGAGGAACAACGCTGGGTCCAGGTCAAGAGCGAGTGGCAAATGTGGGATTTCCTTGGATACGGCGCGGCTGACGAAGCCCGGAGGGTTCTGCATTATGGCGCGTGATTTTGAGTTGCAGGTGTGCAATCATTGTCGGGAGGCCTTCATCGGGCCCCCGACGGTTTCATGTCCGGAATGCCAAACGCGCGCGGTCTTGACCGATGGCAAATTGCGGCGCCGGATCATCAACCGCAATAAAATTAATCCAGCATACGAGATTGTGAAAAAGTGGGACGCCGCAGACCTGGACAACTGGCTTGTGCGCAGAATGGTCGATATTTTGACCTATCAGCGCCCGGAAAGGAGTGATAATGCCACATGATTACTCGGCGGACTGGCCCCACGGCTATCCGCTGCACTTTTTGCGCAAGTATCGGCCCCACAAATCAGCGCGTGGGGCTTTGTATTGGCAACTTGCGACCGAGGGGTTTGTGGTTTCCGGATCGTGTTTCCCTGATTTCATGTGCTGGGACCAAGCCACTGGACAGCCGGCCGTTGTGTGCTGCCGGCGATCGGCGTCGGATCTCAGGCGCAACAAGCAGGTGTTTCTCCAAACCATGGCGCGCCACGGGATACGCGCGTTCTGGTGGGATCCCGTGAATGGATATGTGGAGGTGATCGATAATGGACCACAAAGAGCCCTCGGAGAGCCCGAACAGGAAAGACCGCGGCTTCTGGGACGAACAGTTGGTGCGAGAATACGGACCAACCCCAACGTTGCGCACCATAATTCAATGGTTCAAGTCAAGCCAACCGAAGATTGCCCTCCAGACGCAAGAGGAACTGAAAAGCTTGCGCGAATTAGAGCGGCAAGAGAAGCGCGAAGAAATGCGGCAAGAGAAAGAAGAATGGGAAAGGCAGCGCTTGGCGTGGATCGAAGAGGGCCGGAATCAGAAGCAAGCGGAGCTGGAACTGCAAGTCGAGGTGATGAAGAACAAAAACAAGAGACTGCGGGCCCGGATACCGAAGCCCGGGACAATGCTCCTGGAGTTGGGCCCGGTGAAAATGGCGGAGCTTGAACAATTAGCATTTGCC